TTCAGCTACATACTCATCTTCCTCTATGACTTGACATCGGCGGTTGGTCGCTCCACGAGAAGCGCCAGAACCGAGACCCAGAGCACCACCTCTTGCACGAGGTGTTCTCATAGAACCAGGTCCCTTAGGACCTACATTACCAACACGATTCTTACGACGACCTCGTCGTGATTGCATCTGTCCGGTAATTTGCTTTAGTTCAGTCTTTAAAACACGAACTACTTTGGCATTTCGGGAAGCCTTTCCCTTAGTATTCTTAGCGTTGCGAGCACTCATTTCTGCAAACCCCAATATACGTTGTGTCAGGTTGGGGATTGACTAGTCAGCCGCCAGGAAAATTCGAACTCGATCACCTGCAGAACTATGTCCAGACTAGCCTGACACCTCGGTTTCTCCATCATGGATTTAGATTATGTGGTAGTTTGGCTTCAAGACAGAGTTTCAATCTGCTTTACAACCTACACCCATTAAATTGAACTCGCCCTATCGGGTACGGAACAACCGCTTGGTAGTATTTCATCACTCACAAAATCATCGCAGCCCTGGATAAGCTGTGGTCAATTGACATAGGTATTACATTTCAGACTTCTTAAATTAATTCACAGATACTAATTGTGAAATGGGGTAGGGTAAGATTTCTTCCCTTTTCTTAGATAAGACCCAATAATCTCTATTAAGCTGCAAAAACACACTGCTGAGCTGATGTATCACGATCATACAACAACTTCGAAAAAGGGTGAACATTATCATCACCCAAATGCAGACTGCTAACAAAATTAGAGAAAATGCGCTGTTTATAATCATCCCACCCATACTGCTCACCTAACTGAGCCAATATTTTGGGCGTACTTTCATACAGCGACTTGTTTGTCATGAGTTTATGTTCAGACCACTCAGACAAATACTTTGCTTTAGAAGATTTGGTCAAGCTTAAGACCCTGTCAACCACTGCTCTCAAAGGGGGTATAAAGTTGCACTGTTTCTGCAAACCTAAAGCCACACCCTTCATGAGAGACTCCCTGCTAACACCAACAGGGGGATTGATCAACCAACCAAACTTGGCTAAAACTTTACCAGGTTTGGGGCCAAAACTAAGACCACCACTAGTCTCATACAAACGGCAAGAACAAAATTCAACTTTATCATTGTCATATCTATAACTAGCTGAACTATCAAATCCCAAAGTAGCCATGCATTTCTGCCACGGCACTTCAAATGGATCATTATGAGTGAGAACATTATCATCCCCCTGCAAAATCATCTTGATAGTCTTACTAGCCTGCTCAACAGTCTTACCTGTT